GGAAGACTCGACACCCCGGAGAGTAACGCACACTCACCGGCCACAAAAGATACAATCACCCATACATCAACTATTACTGGACTCTGTAAACTCAGACGTCTCGAAGGCCGTTCGGCCCAGTGGCAATTACGCCTAGTATATAGTATTGTGACTGCAGGTTCCATTACAGCGGACACCCCACATCTAATCAACGGACTCAGACGATAGGATCTTCCGGAGACGGCCCCAAGCACGCTCGTTTGCCTTCAGTACCACAAGTGCAGTGGACTCAGAAGCAACAGCAACTAGAGAAGGAAGTAGATAGTAACAGGATACGTCCAAGAAACCGATATCCTCATCACTCATCTGATGGTCAAAGTTGACCGTTGGACCGGATGGTATTCGAAAACCACACCGGCGGTACCAGATATTCCGAACCTGAACAGGCTGGGATGGATCTATTCGACGGACAGGTATGACCTGCCGATCGCGAGACCTTAGGAGACTAACTCCGTCAGAGTCCATGTCAGAGGGGCCCCAACGGGCTCCCGTGACAGGATCTTCATAGTAGCTCCAAGACACCTCATCGATGTCCTCCGCGAGATTCCAGACGCGAAAAGGCTTCAGACCCACACCCCCACATGATTCAGGGACGAACCACGGTAATCCGATTGTCGACAAAGTCGACCAGTGATGGTGGATGAAACTACGATGAACCGCCTTTTGAAGGGCGGGAGGACAAGATTCCAACAACTGATGGTGGCGAGCACCAAGAGAAGAGAACTGAAACTCCGCAGAATCAAACAACTCACCCTTCCCCACTTTTCCAGCACCAGCACGCTTCATACCCGCCAATAAGCCCATATTCACGTAAGGAACGTGACGAAGAAGCCCATCGACCAGTTGAAATGAAGTTGAATTGATGTTGAGATAATGGTCCGAGGTATAAACCTTACCTTGCGATGGTTCAAGGCCACAGAGAGACGCCACGTCTTTCCAGACTGGCAGAAACTCCATGACCGATCGCACGGCACCGTCATCTCCATTGACCAGTGCTGGGCACTTGTCAAGAGGGATTTCACGCTTCTCCACAATTTCTAAGGAGAACTGAATGACGGCGGCATTAACTAAGCAAAGAATGATAAAGCTGACTATAGAACCCATCAACTGACCCCACACCTGCCTCTCGCCCTCGACGGTATGACCCGTCAGAGCACGAAGAAACAAAATACGGAGATCGTCGGGCATACCTACAGAAGCACAAATCTCCTCCACTGCCTGTTCTGAAATCCATGGATTCAGAAAGTCAGTGGCGGACGAATAATCAAGCGAATGAAAATAACCGGGGAGTGAGGCGAAGCAATCATTTAAAAGCTTCTCACTCACAGTCTCCCCAATTAGCTTGAACATAGGATGCTTTCGCATGATTCTATGAAGAAACTTCTGTACTGGTTTAAGGACGAAATAAGTGAGCGGAGGACCCTTTGAGATAACACGGATCTTCAACGACTCAGGAAGTGCGACTAACTTTACATCAGCACCTTCGTCCTTTGCCAACTGTCGTGCGGCCTCATACGTCTCGGTGTAAAGAGCTTTGACTCTCTCTTTAAACACCGGACTGAGACGCGTACGCACGACATCTTCCTCCTCCATCCTCTCTTCACTATCCTCCAACTCAAACGCATCTTCTAAAAACCGTCCATCACTCCTGTCCTTTATGAGACCCAAGTCCATAAGTGTCCCGAAGGTACCAAACTTAGAACGAGAATCAACATAATTAGCACGGACAGAAGGGGCATACGGCTTATGAAGATCGGCCTCAGTAATCTGAGACTTCCCAAAGACTTCCCTACAAGTACGACGAACCTGTTCACCCATCATCTCGAGAGAGAGAGGGCCGACAGGAGTGGCGATATTTGAGATAGGGATGGGACGCGGGGTTGTAAGGACTTTCTTAGTAGCAATCAGTGCTGCAGCCAACTGTTGCTCATCCGGGCGTGGGAAACCTTTCTTAAGGTACAACACGCTAGTAGCGACCTCGAGGGCGATACTATCATTCTTCATTAATTGATAGATAAATCTACCAAGTCGACCACCTGCCAAGTGCATCGGGTGATCAGGGACTGAGAATGGGCACGGAGGAATTTCGGTTTGAAGGAAATCCGAAAAGAAAGCAGAAATCTTGTACTTTAGGAACTTTATCCAGCCACATTCCGCTGAGCATAGCTGCCAGTGGAGTAAGGTCGAGGACCGATCGTAATTCTCTGATCGGAACCCGTAAAGTACAAAGAAATCAATGAGTGTAGATAGGGCGAGCGTAAGCTTTTCTTTAACATCGCGCGAACAAAGCGATGGAAGGGACCTCCCTATCAGAAGTTCACCAATTCTCGGTTTATTCGCCTCCTCCGACTTAACTTCACTATCTGGGCTGATTTCCAACGAAGTATATGGGTTCGACAATTCGAAACTCGCTTCGGGAACATTAGCAATACCAGTAAGTGTTGTAACAGGTTGGGAGGGGGGACCGGGGACCAGGTGGGGTGTCGGCATGTAGGTGCATCTCTTTCCTTGAACACGG